AGGGCATCGTCTGGCACTGGCCTCAGCCTGACGGCTCGGTCCTGATGGCCAAGTTGAAGAGGCGCGACTTCGCAGGCGGGCAGCGATGAACCTGTGGGAGATCGTGGGGACCTTGCTCATCGCGGGAGCCATCTACGCTGTCGCCTGGTCGGCGTGGAAGACATGAGCGGCGAGATCATGGCCCCGCCCGACAACGAGGATCCGACGACATGAAGGCAACGATCAACCCAGACCCGGAAACCGAGAAGGTCGTGTTCACCCCGTGCGGGCACGTGCTCCTATGGCCCGAGTCGAAGCGGTGGCGGGAAGTGAAACTCGCATGACCGACCTGGACGCGGCCATCCATGCGGCCAACGAGGCAATCGAAGCCAGGCCGCACCGGGAGTGGCCGACCACGCTGGTTGACACCTCGGCGTGGGGACCAGCGCCCGACAGGGTGACCGTCGCCGGCCTGTGGGACATCCGCCCGGCGCCCGTGCCGATGGAGCTTCCTGCCGGATGGACGACCGTCGAACGACTCAAGGCACAACTTGCCGACGAAGATGCAGCAGCATGATCGACGACACCGAACGCATTGCGAAAGTGCTGACGCCAACGGTCAACCGCATCGAAGGCATCTGGTGCTGATGCTGATGCTGGGGCATCTCGGCCGCCGATCAGCCGCCCATGAACCGCACCCGCGGCCGCAACGCCAAATCCCGTTCCGCAACGACATAACGCATCCCATCACAGCCATGATCGTCTTTCTTCAATGGGACCTCCTTCACCGACTTCCCCGACGGATCCGGAGCCCATACATAACCCACAACCTCCTCAGCCGTACACGTGGGCTTCTTCGCATCAACGAGCCCCACATCGCGATGCACCACCGAATCACGAAGCAGAAAAAGCCGCGGCCTACCATCACCAGCCGGACGCATCCGCACCTGAACCGCCTGAATCCCATCAGACACCGTCTTATGCGCCGCCGACGTCGACATACCCAAATGCCGCTCAAGAGTGGCACGATCTTCGGCATCGTGATCGCAGATGATCCGAGCCGGCCGCGGCTCAGTCCACTCGCCACGCCAACCACCACCATCAGCCTTCACCGGCTTACGCAGGACAATCTTCATGATATCGGCGGCATGATCCTCGACCAGACGTTTAGTGCGGTACAACTCCCGGTAAAGAAACAGCCGGCCATCGGGATCCTCGGCCCAGCACTGCAACACGAACGGGTTCGTGAACCCGAAGTCAACCGTCCAATACCTGGCCCAACTGGCTGGGATCGGGAACCTGTCGACGAGGTGCACGACCGGGTCGAACTCGTCATAGATGATGCCTTCGGCTGCGACCCACAAACCTTTCCTCAGCCGGTAGTAACGCACGCCCGTGAGCCGGTCGAGCTTGCCCATGTACTTGGCGCCGCTCTCGGTCATGCTCCCGTCTTCGTTGAAGATGGTCGGGTTGTCCTCGTGACGGGATTCGAGCATCACTGTTTTGCCGGTGTCGCAGCGGACTTTCAGCCAATGCGTGCCGGTGTCAGGGTTGCAGTCCGCGATGAGTTGTTGGAAGCCTTTGACGACGCCGTTGCGGAGGCGGGTGGTGAGTGACTCCCAATCCGTTTCGGACAATTCGGTGCTTTCCTGGCAGAAAATTAGGTCGTACTCGGAACTCATGATCTTCAATGGCTTATCAATCCCGCCAATGATCACTGTCGATCCATTTGAGTACCTGTACTGCGGCGGCTCCTCCGACGATCCGCCGTAATACCTCACGACACCAGCAACCAAAGCTTCCTTGATGACCCGCTTGCGGAACGTATCCAGCGCAGTGGAGCCGAGCGACGCCAAGGTCTTCCGGACAATCAGCGCCCGCATGCCAGGATTCGCCAGACACATGGCATGAAGCTTGTGAAGGCAGGCCATGCTGTTGTGCGTCACGACGAATCGCTCAGTCAGATACAGGCCCTCCGCCGAGCCGACGGTGATGCACTGACACTCCTGCTCGCCGAGTGGCTGGGCAGACTCGATCCAGCGTCGGCCTCTCGTGTACACCGACTCGGGCACCCAGTAGCGAGGCTCGTCACTGCCTGGATAGCGCAAACTTCCGAGGACGTCAGCCAACGAGCGCACACCCGAGCGCTCGGAGCCGTCAGCACCACGCCAGCCGAGTCGCCACAGGTGGCCGTCAGAGCAGTCGACCTGCGTCCCGTCTGAGAACGTGAGCCGGTAGACCGGCGCCACACCGCGGAACGGGATGTCGACGATGGGCGCGCTGCCTCCATCGGGCGTCAAGACCAGATCGCCGATAGCGAGGTCGCCCATGCGCCGCGGGCCGGCGGGTGTCCAGACTGTGGAGCCGAGCGGTTGGGCTTTGCCAGTACCCGCCGGGCCGGCGACCAAGACCTCATCCTCGCGGCGCTCGAAGAGTTCCTTCAAGACGCCGCGAGGGCTGTACGCAGTAGAGATGTTCGCCGTCATAGCCCCGCGCTCCGTGTGGCTGTGAGCTGCGTCATCGCGTCCCCGCATACGCATACCGGTACCGCCCGCAGTCATCGAGCGAGGGCCTGCCGAGGGTGAGCACCAAGCGGTAAGCGGCGACAGGCCCGAACCTCCAGTCGTCGGCGGTGGGCACGACAAACGCGACCGGAGCAGGGATCGGCATGAGCCACCAGTCGCGTCTGCCCATACCCGTGATGACAGCGCCGTCGTGCATCCCGCCGATGAGCACACCGTCTCGGGCGCTCATCGAGCCTCTCCCGCGTAGGCGTTGAACGCGGCACGGAAGATGCCATGTATGGCCTGGCCGAGGGCTTCGTCTTCACACCGGTCGCACCCAGGTCCGGTGCAGTCAACCTGCGGGATGTAGGGGTGGACCATGCCGGGATGCCAGCGGCCAGCGAACGGCATCCACCCAGGGTGCTGCTCCACCCCATTGCAGCGCGCCCGGTGGCAGTGCCGGATGGTCGTGTGGTCGAACCCGTTGCGCAGCGGTCCCCAGTCGTGCCCTTGGTCGCAGAGGGCGGCGAGTGCTGCGGCTTGCTGCTCGGCTTCATCGGCTGCTATCAGGAGGGCTGCCGCATGCTCGCGTGCCTCGTCGGGGCTGAAGCTGTCGGGTCCGTTTTCTGCTTCGCGGTCGCCGAGGTAGACGAGACCGTGCTTTGCCCAGACGGTGCTCACGCGAACGTATCCATCGCGCGCAGGTACCCGCGGGTCATCTCGACGGCTAGCCGCTCGTCGAACTCGCTCATGGTGGAGGTACGGGGCGGCGGGTTCACGTCGGGCCATCGCCGGTGATCCGGGTGTTCGATGTCGGGGGTTGATGAAGGTAGGCGTGCGGCTCCCTCTCCTCACCTGTCATCCACCGAACGTCGGACGTGACTTCGTGCTGGAGGACGTGCTGCCCGTACGAGGCCGGGACTGCTGGCGCGTCGGGGTAGACCCGGAACCGGTGCAGGTGCACGACGAACGTGCCGGTGATGGTCCGCTCCCGCATGCGTGGTGGCCGCCGGCGGGCTATCCAGCCCATCCACCACGTGTTGTAGTGCTGCTGTTTGGCGTGCTGCCACCATGTGGCCGGGATGCTGAAGCTGTACGTGTGCTCGGTCTGTACCTGTTCTGGTGGCAGGTTCTCGGTCCAGACGGCGGTGCGGAGTTTCAGCAGCAAGTGGTCGACGAAGAGGAGCTCGGCGGGCTGGTCGATCTCGACGCGGAGTTGGTGCAGCATCTCGCCGCTGATCCCCTCCATGATGGCGAGTTTGCGTAGGTTGAGGGTGATGGAGCCGATGTTCGGGCTCATGCTGCGCCGTCCTCGTCTGCGGTGCGGTCGAAGACCAGCACGTCTGCCTGGAAGTGGATGCCGATCTGGCGGTAGCGGTACTGGCCTGCCGTGTCGAGCCACAGGGTTTCGTCCGGGCGTTTGTGGGGCATGTCCAGTTGCTCCCACAGGTCGCCGGAGACCCCGATGCGGTTATCGGCTTGCGAAACCGTGATGGTGCTGTCGTCGGCCTTGTGCATGATGGCGGTGCCGTATTTGGTGATTTCGGGGTACACGGCCGCGCTGGTCACGACCATGACGTCCGGCGGTGACAGGAGCACTTCTTCCCCTGTGAGCGGGTTGCGCCAGACATAGCCCTGCGCGTGCATGTCGACGGTGCGGACAAGTAGGCGCAGTTGCTTGATGGTTAGACCGTCCAGGTTGCGGATCATGCCGCCCACTCCTCCCGCCAGCCTGGCCGATCCGCGTACGTACGGGCGAGCAGTCCCACTGACGCCTGGAGTCCGTCACACCATCCGTCTAGGTAGGAGTCACTCATCTGGTCGTAGTCGGCGATCTTCGCTTCCGCCCTCTCGTACATTGCGAGGACTTCCCGCTTCGCTGCGATCTCGTCCGTGACGCGCTGCGGGTCCCATAATGCGATGTGCTTGTCCTGCCAACGCCCGGACTGGACCATGGCGACGGGCTTGTGGTCCTCGCGTACGGCCGCGTCGCGTGGCTCGATGTTGGTTCGTGACTTCGCGACGACGTGCGACCACCGGCCGCCACGGGCGGGTTCGATCTCCCACATGTCGGGTGCGTACCCGCCGCCGCTGATGATGCTGGTGATCCGCTCGTCAGCGTCTAGCTGTTCGCGAAGCCAGGCGATCAGGTCGGTGCTCATCGTGCATCGCCCGCCATACCGCCGGGCACTTTCCGTTCCGCTTCGACGTGCGCA